CGATTGCCTACATGACTTTCTTACCGACAATGCCGCAACTGAGGGCCGGGTACGGAGCAACCGAAGTCGGGTGGTTTAGTCTTAACTTTGACCACGGGAAGTTTATCTTGCAAAATGGTGACTTAGTTTTGAGTTTGGCTACAGGGCCGGCGCTAGCATTTGACCACCACCAAATTATTAATATGGCCATTGTACGAATTAAAAATAAACTGGACTACCAGCCAACCATTTTACAGATCTTAGGACCGACTTTTACCCTTCGGCAAGCCCGCGAAGTTTATGCTACTTTCCGCCAAACAACGGTCGATCAAATTGATAATTCTAATTTTAAAAAGACCCACCAAAAACTGTTTAAGGAAGTTGGTACCGCCGCAACAAAGCGGTCAGGCCGGCCACCAAAGTTATTTAAACTGGTACTACCTTGCGTCTAAAAATAAAAGTGCTACAATCAGTGATAATAAAGGTTCAATATACTTTTATTTTTTTGCAGTAGTTAAAGTAATTTTTACCTAAATTTGTTAGGAGTTGTTTAATAATGAAGCATGAATTATTAACCGACCTGTATGAGTTTTCAATGGCCAACGGTTATTATCAAACCCTTCCCCACGATAAGCAGGCGCGCTTCGACGTCTTTTACCGTAAGGCGCCCGATGATGGCAGTTTTGTGATTAGTGCTGGATTGATGCAAGTAATTGATGAAGTTAAGAACTGGCACTTTTCAACTGATGACATTGCTTATCTGCGGTCCCTTAACCACTTTAGTGACGACTTTCTCTTTTACCTGACGGCAGCTCACAACCGCTGCTCAATTAAGGCAATCCCAGAAGGCACGCCAGTCTTCCCACAGGAACCAATCCTTAGTATTAGTGGCCCACTAATTGATGTCCAACTTCTCGAAACCCTGATCTTAAACATCATTAACCACCAATCATTGATTGCAACGAAGGCATGGCAGATCACCAGCGTTACTGGCGGACGCCCAGTAATGGAATTTGGTGCACGACGGGCGCAGGGGCCTGATGCCGCAATATATGGTGCGCGGGCTGCCATTATTGGTGGGTGCAGTAGTACCTCCAATGTGCTAGCTGCAAAGCGGTTTAACCTTCCGGCGGCGGGGACGATGGCCCACGCTTGGATTGAAAGCTTTCCTGATGAATTAACGGCCTTTCGTGCCTGGGCAAAAATTTACCCTGACAATGCTGCCCTGTTAGTTGATACCTACGATGTGGTTAACTCTGGGGTACCGAACGCAATTAAAGTCTTTAAGGAATTGCGGGCAGCTGGCCACGAACCGGTTGGTATCCGCATCGATTCTGGTGATATTACCCAGTTGGCAACCAAGGCCCGGAAGATGATGGACGAGGCTGGTTTTACCAACGCTAAGATTACTGCTTCAAACGCCCTTGATGCCCACATTGTTAAGTCATTGCTTGATGAAGGGGCACCACTGGATAACTTTGGGATCGGTGATCGACTAATTACCAGTTCATCAAGTCCAGTATTAAGCGGTGTTTATAAAATGTCGGCACTAGAAAATGATGGCAAATGGGTGCCAAAGATCAAGATTAGTAATAGTCGCGAAAAGATTACGCTCCCTGGGAATAAGCAGGTTTACCGGCTCTACGATAAGCATGATCCCCAACACGCTGTTGCCGATGTAATTGCCCTGGCTGACGAGCAGATTGGAACCGAAATTGCGGCAATCAATGCTGACGTTCACGTCACCCGGAATAAAGTGATTCTAACCGACTTCATTGCTAAGCCACTGCTTAAGCAAGTTTTGACACTGGAAAAAGCGGCGCCAATTGAAACCGACACTTTTGCCATCCAGCATTTTGCGCAGACCGAATTAGCACAGCTGCCGGCGGCTACTAAGCGGTTGCTTAATCCGGACCGCTTCCCGGTTTATTTAACCAAGCGGTTAGCTGACTTGCAACAAAAGCTGGTTGATGAGGCACAAAAATAAGGAGTTAGCAATGACTAAAGCATTATTAATTATTGATTATACAAACGATTTTGTCGCTGACAATGGTGCGCTTACTTGTGGCAAGCCAGCACATGAATTAGAAGATTATTTGGTTCAGCTGGCCAACCGTTTTTACCAAAATGGCGACTACGTAATTTTCCCGACTGATGCCCATTGTGGGGACCGATTTAGTCCAGAAGCTAAACTCTTCCCGCCACATAACGTGGTCGGTACGCCTGGTCAACAGCTATACGGCAAGGTTAATGACTGGTTTGAACAACATCAGGCCAGTGACCGGGTTTACCAGTTTAATAAGAACCGCTATTCATCATTTCAAAATACTAATCTTGATAACTACCTGCGGGAACGAAAAATTGATAACTTGTGGATTGCAGGTGTTTGCACCGATATCTGTGTCCTGCACACCGCAATTGCTGCCTATAATTTGAACTACCAGATTACGATTCCGGTTAAGGGGGTCGCCACCTTTACCAAGCATGGTCAGGAGTGGGCGCTTGACCATTTTAAGAATTCACTGGGTGCGACGCTGGTTTAATGAATTTTGACTGCCTGCTATGAAGTAAGAACCCCAGTACTTGAATATTAAAATTAGTTCTTTTCATCGGGCTGTTATTTCTTGCAATCTGCCAAATTAAAAAACTACAATCTAAAAACAGCACCCAACTCAAATAAGTGAGTGCTGAATATCCCAAGTTTTCACATATTAACTCTAATTACTTCACCATCTTTGAACGTGAATTCCATGTAGCGTTGGAAGATGGTGATTTTTTCTACCAAGCGACGAACTAGTTGTTCATCAAAGTCTACCAGGCCATATTTATGGAATTCGACCAGTTTATTAATCTCATCAATGCTGTGTAGTTTAGCTTGCTGGTTAGTTTCACGACTCTGTACTTTTTCTTTTTGTTTCCGCAGGTCCATAATTTGTTGGGTTAGGGCATCGCAATTTTGATGCTGGTTGGCGGCCTGGATGAGCTGCATTTGGACCTCTTCCAGTTGCTTATCGAGTTGATCAAGGGTGGGTCCTTTAGAATTTTTGATGACCTTCATAATGTTAGCCTTGATCTGTTTGCCAGCTAACTCGTGTCCTTCAATGAGCTGGTTAAAGGCTTCCACGGTGGCTTCCTTTAGCAGTGGTTCTTTGACATTTCTAATCATGCATCGCCTTCCGGTTTTGCTTCGCTTTATTCGACTAGAACAACGCCAGACTGCTACCTTTTCTGGTCGGTACCACATATTCCGTTGAAAAATGTCGCCGCATTTTCCACAAAATAATTTTTGAGAGAAGCAATATTTGCCGTTAAGTCGCCGATGTTTCCCGTTTTTAGTGGTGATCCCGTTACGCCGCTGTTTGATAATCTGCTGAACTTGCATGAACACCGATTTGGGAATAATCGCCGGATGATCATTTTCCACATAATACTGGGGCATAATGCCGTTATTCTTGACGCGTTTCTTGCTCAGAAAATCAACAGTGTAAGTCTTTTGCAATAGAGCATCACCCATGTATTTCTCATTCTTTAGAATTTTTGAAACACCGCTGGATTGCCAGTTCTTTGTTTTACCACCAGTTAAAATACCATCAGCTTTGAGTGAGTCCGCGATTTGCTTCATACTCATCCCGTTTAGATAACTATAGAAGATCCGTTTGATGACTTTAGCTTCTTCCGGTTCAATTACCAGATTACCCTGAGCATCCTTGGTATAGCCGAGAAAATGATTATGGTTGACGAAGACCTTACCTTGTTGGTAGCGGTACTGGATTCCCATTTTAACGTTTTGCGATAGGGACTCACTTTCTTGCTGGGCAAGAGAAGCCATGATGGTAATCAGCACCTCACCTTTGGCATCCATGGTGTTGATGTTCTCTTTTTCAAAGAAGATGGCCACATTGATGGCTTTTAAGTCTCGGATATACTTCAAACAATCAATGGTATTTCGAGCAAACCGGCTAATTGATTTAGTGACGATCAGGTCAATTTTACCGGCTTTGCAGGCTGCAATCATCTGGTTAAATTGTTCCCGCTTCTTAGTGTTAGTCCCTGAGATTCCATCATCGGCGTAGATACCTGCAAACTCCCAGGTTGGTTCTTTTTGAATTAATTCTTTATAGTGAGCCACCTGAGTTTCATATGAACTGGCTTGTTCATCATAATCAGTCGAAACCCGGCAGTAGGCCGCCACTCGGAGCTGTTCAAATGGTAGTCTATTTTTTTGCGGTTGAACGCTATTGCCTTTTTGCTGATGAGCGGGGATAATCCTCACTTTACCCAATTAAATCACCTTCACTCTCGATAATACTGTACAAATATTCTGCTTGTTTGATTGGATCGTTGTAACGTTGTTTGATGATGTCACGGTAAAAGTGTCCATCGATAGTGGCATTTTTGTTTAGCTTTTCAGGTAGCTTTAATCCACATTTCAAGATGAACGTTGCTTTGTTTGAACTGTTAACCACAATCTGTTGAACAAATTCTTGAAATACACCTTCATCAAACTCAGTAAGCTGTTTCCCTTGATGGCACCAACGTAATAAGGTACGAACATCCTCAAAGTCATTTGCTGAATCAGTATTTTGGCCATTAAGCTGTTTAATCTTTTCCTGACATTGGTAAGTGTCTTGCTCGAGTCTAGCGGTTTGGTTGACGTAGATCGCTTTATCTAATAAACCGGCATGCATCAATTCGGTGAGCGTTTCAGCTTTGTGGTCATTTGCTTTGATTTGCTTAGTTAAAGAAATCAGTTGACCATCGCTGTTGACATTAGCTTCTTCTTTCAGGCCTTCTAACAATGGCTGAAGTAAGAACTTCTTACTGTAAACTAGCTTATTTATCATATTGCAGAAGGCAGCTTTCAGACTGGCTTCAGACACTGCCTTAGTTGGACATTGCTGAGCAGATCTTAAATGTTGCTGGCAGGCCCAGTAGATTTTATGTGGCCGCGTTTGTCGTTTGAAAATCGTCCCACATTGACCACAGATGATTTTGCCAGAAAATAGGTAGTGCTGTTGATACTTATGGCTGCCAGTTTCGATATGGCGTTTTTTGACGGCTTCTTTAAGCAGAACTTGCACTCTGTTAAAGTTTTCATGGTTAATCAAACTAGGGTGATGATCTTCAATTAGATATTGAGCGAGTTCACCTTGGTTAAAATGACGATGATATTGATCGTCACGGTAGGTTTTCTGGCAGAGCATATCACCGGTGTAATTACTGTTTCGCAAGATATTAATTACAGTGTTACTACGCCATTGGCCACCACGTTTTGTTGATACCTACTTTTGATTTAATTCTTTAGCAATTTGACTGGCTGATGTTCCACTTAGAAATCGTTGAAAGATTTGTCGTACAGTCTTTGCTTCAGTATGGTTGATAACTAAGTTGCCATCCTCAATTGAATATCCATAGGGTGCTGAGGATACATGGAATTTGCCACTAGCAAAACGTTTCCTGATTGCCCAGCGTAGATTTCCGGCAGTTGAGTGGGATTCATCCTGGGCAATACTGCTAAGAATCGATAGAAATAACTCACTGGCCATTGCTCCAGTATTGATATGCTCTTTCTCAAAGATAATTGGAATATTCAATTGCTGTAATTCCCGGACAATCTGCAAACAATCAGTTGTATTTCGTGACAAACGGCTAATTGATTTGGTCACCACGAGGTCAATCCGGTGATTATGACAATCAGTTAGTAATTCTTTTAAGGCGTTCCGCTTGGTCATCTTGGTGCCTGAGATTCCTTCATCATAGTAGATCTTAGCCAGCTCCCAATTAGGGTGGTTGTTAATGTACTTTTGATAATGGGCACGTTGATTTTCAAGACTTTCTAGTTGTTCAAAATTATCGGTTGAAACTCGACAGTAGGCTGCCACACGGAGTTGCTTGACATCATGTTGGTAACCTTGAATTTTGGTAATGGTTGACATGACAAACCTCCTTTCGTCAGTGTGGTATGTTAGCTCTAGAACCTTGATGTATCAACACTTCCTGGTCCTAATAAGGGCGGAAATGATTGTTTATTTAAGTCATCAATTTCCTTAAATTCAGTGGTTGAGATTAGACCCTTGTTGAGTAGAACTTGAATGATTTGTTTTGATTGTTGATAATGCAAATCATTCAATAATTGTTCTGAACTAATATTATTCTTTATTGATTGCAGTGGTTGATGAGTTACCGCTTGAACTTTCTTTATCATTTTTAATTACCTCCACTAATAAGCCAGCGGAAGTAGAAAAGTAAACCCTCAAATCAACTTGCTAATTGAAACAGATTCTTTAATATATAGTAAGAGGGCGAGGTCGCTACTCTGACCCTCAAGCGTGATCTGAGATACGTGTTTTATTTGAGAAGAAGTCTTGTTTGACTCCAACCACAGTTTAGGAAGAGCTAACCATCTTATATGGTTGGCTTTTTGTTATGGTAAAAGAAAAAAGCCTGCAGACCGGAGTCCACAGGCAAAAGTTACAATAATTGATTAACTCGTTTTTGAATTTGGGTGGGGTCATAGCCGGCTTGCTTCAAGCGGTTGATTCGTTCATTACCATTTCCCCAGGATCCTCGGATAACTTCGCGTGCAATTTGGTCAACTGACTTACGGTTCAAGAGACGGTTAACCTTTTCTTGGACCACCGCATAGTCATAACCAGCAGCGGTTAAGAGCTGTTGACGATCGGTACCATTACCCCATTGACCATTTAAGACTTCAACAGCTAGCTCATCAGGGTTCTTCCTGGTAACTGGCTGCTTTTTGTTAATGACAGCTGCGTAGTCAATGTAGGCATAATCTAGATCACAGTTGCCATTGACACCTGGAACAGAACCAGTAGAGGAATGTTGCCAGATTCCGTAATTACCATTGTAGTTACAACACGGACCATATTCAGCCACCCAGACAGCATAGCGTTGAGCGACGGAAGGTGAAATGTAATTTTGCAGTGGTGATCGCGAAATATACAGTCCGGCATAGCAACCGTTTTGTTCCAAAACACTACAAAAGCTTTTCACTAAGCTATCACAGAAGTTACGACCATTGGCAAACTGCCACTTTTCTTCTAAGTCAAAGTAGATTGGAAAATCAAAATGACGATTACCAAGGACGGTTAAACAGGCCCGGGCTTCATTGGCTGCATCAGCGGGAGAAACGGCATAGGAATACCAGTAGGCACCCACTTGTAAACCAGCTGCTTTGGCTTGGGTATAATGTTCTGCAAAGTAACGGTCTTCTTGGCTTGCTGACCGACCATAACCAGCTCGGATTAGAACGAATTTAACACCACTTGCTTTGACCGCATTGAAATCCACATGGCCTTGCCATTCAGAAACATCAATTCCAGAAATCATTGATTATCACCATCCTTATCATGTAATTGTTGGAGGACACTCTTTAACTTATCGGGCACAGGTAGACCTAAGCGACTGGTATTTTCTAGTAATGAAATGCCCTCATTAGAGATATAGAAGAAAATCGTAGCAGTACGGATCGCTGAACCATTCTTTAATAGGTAAATATCAAGGCAATGTGCAATACCGACCAATAATAGAATTAACACTTTGCGCGTAAGCCCACGAAAGCCAATTTCACTGGAGAGTTTATGTTCGTTAATGGCACAAAGCACTCCGGTGATATAGTCCACTACCATGAAAATGAGTAGAACATATAGAAAACCATCCAGTCCGCCTAAGAACCAGCCGAGGAAAGCCCCAATTGCACCAAAGCATGAATTAATTACTGTTAAACTAGTTGTCTTCATTCGGATCATCAACTCCTCTCGAATATTCAGCCTTAATTTCCAGATACTCATGGTTGTACTTAACGTCATCAATAAAGCCAATATTGTAGCCACGACCTTCAAACCAAATGTTGGTTTCTTCGTCAACATCATCACGGTATCGGATGATGAATGACAGTTGTTTTTCCAATTTCACCGTGACCGCTGTGTAGTATTCCTGACCGTGTAGGGCAGAAACTTTTGCCCACACATCGCCTAAGCGAACATCCTTGTACATCGACATTCCGGTATTAGGATTTTCGCCGACATATTTCTTTTTCATCAGCGTAATGCGGCGATCTAGTTCACCAATATCAGCAATCTTACTGACCCGTTTATTTTGCTGTTGCATTAAAATTCCTCCTTCCGGTAAGGGGACAAGATAGCCCGAAGAAACTTGATCATGGCATCAAAATCAGCCGTTTCCCGATATTCGTAAAGGTAAGCTACGGTATAGAGAATCGCGGTATGAATATCATCAGGGAGAGGATCAAATGCTGATAGAGGCTGACGAAGGACATTTTCGACGGTAGCAGTCGCCGATCCAATCAACTTTGTGATGAGGTCATCTTCAACAGTGTTATCAACTCTTAGGTAGGCTTTTGCTTCGGCCAAAGTAATAGCAGCCACATTTCATCAGTCCTTTCTACTTAGCAGCCATGGCAAGAGTTTTAATGGCTTCTGGGAGGATGACTTTGCCATCTACTCGTTGCGAGCCCAAGAAACCGACTTGACCAGTTACAGCATAAAGTTCATTAAGTCGTTTAAAGGTTCGACCTTGACGATCAGCAATCCAATAGTAATTGAAATCACCAAAGAGCACTGGTTTATTAGATGCGGCCATGGATGGCATGAACGGACTAGTATAAACTGGGCAATTGAGGATTCGATCTGGTTGGCCAGCTTGAACAGAAGGCTGCCAGATATATTGACCATTGTTATCCTTCATTTTGCGAATGGTTTTCACGGTATCATCATTCATTAAGAAAACAGCATTTTGACGGTATGGTGCTCTTAAGGAATAGAAAAGTTCGATCAAATCATCAAAAGTCAATGTATCGGCCTTAGCAGCTGTGGATCCCGCAGACGCACCATTAGTGTCGGTTAAGATACCAGTTGGTTGGCCAGTGCCGGTACCCGTTAGGAAGGCTTGTTCTTCAGCATTACCAAGTCGACGACCAAATTCATCAGATAAATAGGACATCAAGTCGAAGGCGGAGTCATTCAGTAGTTCTTCCGATACCTTGATCAGAGTCCCCAATTTGTGAGCACTGAGGGATACTTGACTAAATTGAGTATTAGATTCTGTGTAGGCTGCTTCTTCCTCGAGCCAAGCAGCTGTTCCTTCGCTCGCGACAACCGGAATCTTATGTTCACCGCTATTGGTTTGAATGACATGGCTGATGGTTCGCAGGACATTGGCTTCTTGAAGCTTTTGAATCAGTTGATTTTCAAACTCATTTGGCACTAGGAAGCCACCATCTGGATCCGTACCTTCTTTTAGTGCATCAACGACCGCATGACCACGCATCATTTGCCAAAAGTTCTGCGCATAAGCATCCTGACCCTTTGGTAATTCTCCAGCAGTCGGGGTATTAGTAAGGGCTTTAGTTGTGGGCTGATTGAGTTCTGCTTCAATTTGGGCTTGCTTATGGAGCCGATCGATTTCCTTACCCAAGTTGACGACGTCTTGTTCCATCTTTTCGTAGGTAGCGTTGTCCTCAGCAGAAAGTACATCAGCTTCTTTTTGTTTAGTGTCCAGGAAATACTTTGCTTGCTTCCAAATACGGGCACGCTTTTCTTGTAATTCAGTAATCTTGTTCATTGGTAAGTTCCTCCTAAATTAGTGTGATAACAAAGAAAGCCGCTTTTGCAGCGACTTTACAGAAATAGTAGATTTTGCTTTAGGCTTGAGTTTATTCAATAACACCAGGTCAGATTGCTTATCGGAATACGAGTAACAATCTGTGACATTCTTATTGTCACCCAGCATGGCATCAGCAAAGCCTAATTCGATAGCTTTATTGACGTTCATCCAAGTTTCGTTATCCATCATTGTTGAAATCTTTTCACGGGGCAGGTTGGTTTTCAGCTCATAGGCATTGATGATCGACTCCTTGGTTTCAGCTAGCATTTGCGCAGCGTGGTCGAGATCTCTTTCTTGACCGCCGACAATAGTCAGTGGATTGTGGATCATTAGCATAGCCGCAGGAGCCATTGAAACAGTAGTTCCAGCCATCGCAATTACCGAAGCAGCAGATGCCGCAATACCTGAGATTTTGACATTGACTTCATTCGGGTAATTCATCAGCATGGTATAAATTTGACTGGCAGCGGTACAATCACCACCAGGGGAGTTCAGCCAGAGATCGATTGGATCCTGACTTTCATTAAGTTCGTCTTGGAATACCTGTGGTGAAACATCGTCATGCACCCAGCTATCAGGAGCAATTACCCCAGAGATAGCTAGTTGCCGCTGATCACCATTTTGTTTCCAGTTCCAGAAACGTTTCATTCTTTTGTTTCCTCACTTTCTTTGGTTGTTTGCGTGTTATAGAAATTACCGGCTTGGTTAAGTGGCAGCATGTTACCGTTAACCAAGTACTGATCACCACCTTCATCAGCAGGGATACGGTTGAGATCCTCTAACTCACGAATGTCATTAGCAGATAACCAGCCATTTTGTCGACCAATGGCATACCCATTCATCCGGCTTTCGTAATCACCACGTAGTAGTCCATCAACATTGAATTTAACGAAAAACTTTCGTTGATCATCAGCGGAAAGTAGCTGTTGATTCATAGCTTGTTCCCAGCGAATACACCAAGGGTTCAGGGTGTACTTTACAAATTCGAGTGATTGTTGCTCGATATTTGAGAAAGTCGAACGATCTAGGTCACCAACCATATGCGGTGGTACACGAAAAATTCTGGCAATTTCGTCGAGTTGGAATTTTCGAGTATCAAGAAATTGCGCTTGGTCGGGTGGAATGGAAAGCTGGTGAAAAGTCATTCCTTCTTCCAAGACAGCAATGCTGTGATTATTAGATCCCGAAAATTGTGACTGCCAACTTTTCCGAAGCCGTTCAGGGTCTTTGACTACATTAGGGTGCTCTAGAACACCACCAGGCGTGGCATCATTTTTGAAGAAAGTGGCTCCGTATTGTTCGGCAGCCATGGATAATCCAATCGCATTCTTAGCCATAGCAATGGGACTGTAACCAATCAAACCATCAAAACCCAATCCGGCGATATGAAGGACTTCATCGGACAAGAGAATTACTTGTTTCGATTTATTTTTTGCCTGGTAATCATCGTAGTTGCGAGTATAGGTATAGTAGATTTCACCGTTGGCAGCTCTGTTAACGTCCATTCGATCAGGCATCAAAGGATAGAGTCCGGTGATCTTGCCTTGACCGTTTCGAATGATTTGTGCATAGGCATTACCCCACAGTAATAAATGGTTCATCATGGTTTCACGAAAGATAAAACTGGTCATTTCTGGATTTGGCGCATCATGAAGCAAAAAATAAAGCGGGTGGTTAATTGCCCGCTGTTTACCACCATCGCTGGTGTATTGATAAATATGAAGTGGTAGTTCAGCTAATCCTTCAGCCAAGACTCGAACACAAGCATAAACTGCAGTATTTTGCATTGCAGTACGTTCGGTCACATTTTGGCCAGCCATCGAACTGCCGAAGAAAAATGACATGGTGCTAGACAAGGTGTTTTTAGGTGAAGCTTTATTGGTATGGAATAATTTATTAAATAAACCCATGGCATCAACTCCTTTCAGTCCTACGCAATTACAACATCAATAGGCCTCGACCATCATAAACAGAATCACCATTATCCTCATTTCGGATAGCACGATCCAGTCCCATAATGGTGGCCACTACGCCATCAATTTTTTCGGTTGACTTAGCCTTATCCGGTTTAATATTTCCGGCTGGGTCAGTGCGGATGTAGATGTTATCCATCATCCAGCGTAAGACCGGATGACCACCATGAGCGATCTTCTTTTCCAGAGTTAATCGCATTAGTTCTTTAGTTGGAGGCGTCATGTCCTTAAATCCCTGGCCAAACGGGACCACGGTGAATCCCATACCTTCAAGATTTTGAACCATTTCGACAGCTCCCCACCGGTCGAAGGCAATTTCACGGATGTGATATTTCTTTCCCAGATCATCAATAAAGTGTTCGATGAATCCGTAGTGAACTACATTACCTTCTGTTGTTTGCAGATAACCTTGTTGTTTCCAAATATCGTATGGAACATGATCACGCCGAACTCGTAAGTCAACATTATCTTCGGGAATCCAGAAATAGGGTAGAAGGGTATAACCTTCAGAATCATCCCTTGGTGGAAACACTAGAACAAAAGCAGTGATATCAGTAGTCGACGACAGGTCGAGTCCACCGTAACAATCTCGTCCCCGTAGTTCATTAGGATCAACTGGGAAAGCACAAGCATCCCATTTATCCATCGGCATCCATCGGACATCTTGTTTAACCCACTGATTTAAACGGAGTTGACGGAAGGTGTTTTCTTCAGCAGGATTTTCTTTGGCTGAATTATAGGCATCTTTTACTTTCTCCATTTTGACTGTAATTCCTAAAGAAGGATTAGCTTTTTTCCAGATTTCGGGGCTCGACCAATCTTCATCCCGACCAGCACCATAAATTACCGGATAAAAGCGGGGATCATGTTTGCGACCTTTCATGATATCAATTGCTTTTTGATGGACTTGATAACAGATTGAATTTTCATCATTACCAGCAGTGGTTATTAGAAAGTAAAGAGGTTGTGTTCTGGCATCCCCTGATCCCTTCGTCATAACGTCATAGAGTTTCCGGTTCGGTTGGGTATGCAGTTCGTCAAAGATAACTCCGGACACATTGAACCCATGTTTAGAATAAGCGTCAGCAGATAGAACCTGATAGAAACTATTAGTGGGTTCATAGATCAGCCGTTTTTGTGAAGCGAGAATTTTGCATCGTTTCTTCAAAGCCGGGTTCATTCGTACCATATCAGCGGCCACGTCGAAAACAATCGCTGCTTGTTGCCGATCAGCGGCACAACCATACACTTCGGCTCGTTCCTCACCATCTGCACAACAAAGCAAAAGAGCGACTGCTGCTGCTAGTTCTGATTTTCCTTGTTTCTTTGGAATCTCAACATAAGCAGTATTGAATTGGCGGTAGCCATCAGGCTTCAGAATACCGAAGATGTCACGAATAATCTTTTCTTGCCAATCAATCAAGTCAAAGGGTTTTCCTGCCCAAGTTCCCTTAGTATGGCAGAGACATTCAATGAAAGAAACTGCAAAATCAGCTGCATCTTTGCTGTAAGTGGAATTCTTAGCCATAAAACGAGTTGGTTTATAATCTTTTAACTTTCTCAAGAAAACATCACTTCCTTTCATTAGTACTAAAAAAGCACTGAGAATGAACTCAATGCTTAATGATTAATTGAATTTACCAGTTAAAATCAAATTGACATAGCCGGCCCGTTCAGTAGTCAGGTAATCGATCAAATCGTGGCAGTTGTAATAGTAGGCCAGTCGTTTAACATTCTCGATATCAAACATGTTTACTTCGCCAGTATTGCGAATTTGTAAGACCTGCTGGCGAATTCGGTCACGTCTAGCTAGTTCATCTTTGATTCTGCTCATGATTAGGCCTCCTGATTCTTAAAAGCAGCTGATCCGGCTAAATTTCGTAACAGTACTTTCCGTTGTGTTTTGTATTCGGGACCGATAAAACCCAGGCGTAGTAGAAAACAACGAAAAGCATATTTCTCATTGCTTTCTTCATGAGGTTCTGACACAATCCGTTGATGATCTTTTGCATATTGCACAAGTTTGTCGATAAATTGTTGATAAGCTGTGGCATCATCAAGCTTTACCTTGTTGAACCAGTTAAATGTCACCTGTTGATCATCAACGTCTAGTTTTAGCGAATCGAGCTGACAAGCATCTTTGATTAGTTGTCCCTTGGCCCAAATTAGGTGACGCAGGTTTTCTAAGGCTTGATCGGTAAAGTCGTCTCGACGGTAAGCAAGATGCAATTTGATAATGTTAGCGGGCCGGAAACCAAGTTCTTTAAGTTTGTCGATTAGGTTGGATGGAATCTCATCAGGGGATGAAAGGTTCCCATCTTTACTGACAGTGTATTTGCCAATCTGGTATGCGTAGGTTGGTGTGTACTGATATTCAGCTTTTTGTTGAGTATAGTTAGCAATCTGTTCGACTAGCTTTTTACGCTGTTGACCATGAACATTAAAATTAATTTCCATATTCTGTACCTCCTTGTTTGATCACTGTATACATCACTCTAAAAGGCACAGATAGCAAGGCTTTACCGCGCTTTAGGCCGGCTTCTTTAGATTACTGTAAGGAATTATATGACCATCTCTTTCCACACTGATATCTTGATCCGAATCGACTTGTTTGATGTAGCGATTAACAATCACATCACAGTATTTAGGATCCAGTTCCATCATGTAGCAAATCCGGTTGGTTTGCTCACAAGCAATGAGGGTAGATCCAGAGCCACCAAAGGGATCAAGAACCGTACAGTTAGACATTGTCGAATTCATAATTGGGTAAGCAAGTAATGGAATAGGCTTCATTGTTGGATGTTCCTTACTTTGTTTTGGTCGATCAAATTCCCAGATGGTGGATTCCTTGCGACCGGTATACCATTCGTGCTTTCCATCGTGCTTCCAGCCGTAGAGCACGGGTTCATGTTGCCATTGATAAGGGGAGCGACCGAGTACCAGTGATTGCTTTTTCCAGATACAACAACCGGATAGATAAAAACCAGCATCTTGAAAGGCTCGCCGGAAGTTCAGTCCTTCCGTATCGGCATGGAAAACATAGATGCTGGCGTCGTTAGCCATTGCAGTATTCATGTTTTGGAAAGCAGCTAATAAAAATTTATAGAACTTATCATTATCCTGATGATCGTTCTTAATCTTGCCGGCTTTACTTTGGTAATCAACGTTGTATGGTGGATCAGTAAGAACTAAGTTAACCTTATTATCGCTGAGTAATTTATGGAAACTTTCCTTTTTTGTAGCATCACCACATAGCAATGTGTGCTTTCCTAGGTGCCAAAGATCTCCTGCTTTAGAGAAGGTTGGTTTATTCAATTCACTATCAACGTCAAAGTCATCATCATGCGTGTCGTCAGCCGTGCCAAGAAGGTCGGAGATCTCATTCTCGTCAAAGCCCGTTAATGAAACATCTAAATCACTGGCTTGTAAGTCAGTCATTAGGAGGGCTAACTTATCCTTATCCCAATCACCACTGATCTTGTTGAGCGCAATGTTCAGTGTCTTTTCTTTCTCATCATCCAGACTAACGACCACACATTCGGCTTCCTGGATTCCTTCATCTTGGAGGATTTTTAACCGTTGGTGGCCACCAACCACGTGACCAGTTTGTTGGTTCCAAATAATTGGATCGACATAGCCAAATTCATGCATCGAGCGTTTTAATTTTTCATAATCAGGATCACCAGGCTTGAGATCCTTCCTTGGATTGTAATCGGCAGGGATTAAATCGGTAATTTTCTTTTTAACAAATTTCATTAGTTCATTCCTTTCCGGCTTCTTAAGAGCCGTTCCATGACATCATCTTGTGGTGTTGATCCTTGATAAGTTGTGGCGTTATTTTCCTTAACCACTTGAAAAATTTGAAACCATAATTGGCTGGACTGTTTCATATAGTCGCGGCTCATGGAAACATATGGTGAAGCAATTGCGTTACCAGTCGTAGGGTGGCGAGCGAGGAAACCAAACTTAGAGATACATTCTTCACACTGAATCCACCGGCTGACGCTAACGGCATATTGTTCAATCAATTGAGTGTTAACTAGTTTTTCACAACCACGCTCGACCAACCATTCCCAGGTTTCTTTGAAAATATCAGCGGCGTCAAATTCTAAACCATTCTTCTGTTTGGCCTTGAGGTACTTCTTGACTGGCGGCATCACGTGACCTTCCAGATTAGCTGGTTCTGGCAAATCGATGACGGTTGCTTCTTGGCCAGCTTCGAGCTTATCGTGAAGTGATTTAGATTTTCTGCCAGCCCCAACCCGAGCGCCACCACGATTTGTACCATCTTTAGCCAACTCTCTCCCTCCTTCCGGCAGGGGTTAATACCCTGTTTGATTTCGATTTTTTGTACACGAAGGCCCAGGCCCGCTCCCGCGCGAAAAATTTTTAAGGATTTGATGGCCCCCTCCGTGGTTTAGTAATGATATCGACGTGGCTTTTTATGCCAGCGATCATCCATCTGGGCGGTGATGCGGGAGTGGCATGGCTTACATAATGCCATCAGGTTCTTGAACTCGTTGGTGCCGCCGTGTTCCAGAGGCAGAACGTGATGGACCTCGGTGGCTTGGGTATACCTTCCTTGGCTCAGGCACATCTCACAGAAGGGATGGTGGAGCAAGTAGCGTTGACGGATCTTTGGCCAGCCACGATGATAGCGCGGACGACTACGTTTTGGTCGTTGGTAACGATTGTAGTGAGAACTGACTTGCTTAGCATGGACGTCACAATAAGTGTTGTGGGTTAGTCGCGGGCAGCCAGGGTAACGACAGGGTTTCTTGGGTGAGTAGGGCATGACACTCCTCCTTTCTGAGGGTATAAGAAAAGCCCAGCAGTTTTGCACCGCTAGGCTTCAATGTTATAAAGCAAATGCCTTTATCCTAATTTTCTACACTACCATCGTAACATAGATAAGCCGATTGTTTGTTCTGCGTTTTACCTTTCTAATGATGGGATCCATAAAGTAAGAGCGTGAGGTGATCGAGTGCTTTGTTCTTTCGATTGTAAGCAGTGGTTTTCGCAATGAAGTACTTGTCCATCACGATGGTTAGTCCCTCGTTCATTGACTGGTTTGGAGTGCGATAGCAGACATCTAAAACAAAGCGCTCGTCTTCAGATAACTCTTGCCAGGCTGGCTCGAACCACTTGAAGTAAAGTTGGGCTTGTTGGTAGCGTTCATTCAGCTTGGTTGTCTCATCGATGCCATGCAGCAGGCGATGCTCAGTTGGGTTATCTTTTTTACTGCTGCCAGGTACGAAACCGTAGCGTGGCGAACTGACACCAATCATTTGTTCCTTGGCTAGATTCAGGTCGTCTTGGTAAGAGTCAATGATGAACTTCATACCATCGTAATCTTTCAAGGCTGCGACGGTCGCTCGCCGTTTGTCTAAGTAGTTCCACATGATACTCATGCCATAACACTTCCTTTCAGGTTGGCTTTCACTGCGTTAATTAAAGCTAACTGGGTTTTGTCTTTGCGTTTCAGGGCCGCCAAAATGTTTTCGTCAATGGTGCCTTCAGTGATGATGTGGTGGATAACTACTGGTTGACGTTGCCCTTGCCGCCAGAGCCGAGCGTTAGTTTGCTGGTAGAGTTCCAGACTCCAAGTTAATCCATACCAGATTAAGGTAGCACCACCAGCCTGCAGGTTAAGACCATGACCAGCAGAAGCGGGATGGATCAAAGCTAAAGGAATCTTACCGGCATTCCAGTCCTGAATGTCACGGGGTGTTTTGATCTCACGAACCTTGAAACGACTTTTAATCTGGATTAGATCATGTTTGAACCAGTAAGCTACTAAGACAGGTTTACCATTAGCAGCTTCAACCAAATCTTCAAGGGCATCAAGTTTTGGTTGAAGCTGCTAATGGTAAACCTGTCTTAGTAGCTTACTGGTTC